TCTAGTTTAGTAGCTTGAGTGATTTTAGCAACAATGTCTCCGAGTCCTTTTATATCTTGATTCATATTATTCTTGAATTGGGTTTGGATCTGTCCACTCAGGTCCTGCTAGTAAATCTAACATTGGCTGGTGCATATACTCTGGATAGATTCCATTATAAATATCTGGTCTTCCATAAGTACCTGCGGGGATTGTTGTTGATTCTTCTTGTCCAGTTTCAGGATTTATCCAAGTGTATGTTACGGGCTCATAAAGAACCTGTACTTCATACTTAACAAACGTTTCTAAACCGTCTAAAGAATAACGTAATGAATCCGGTCCTGCATCTAGAACTTGACTAAAATTTACATTAGGTACTTCTGAGGTTGGTATTACCAACCATCTTCTATTTGAAAACTGATCCATGGTTTAAAATTAAAATGATCCTGATCCTGTTGGTAAAGGTAAAGTTACTACAACAGGATGTTTAATTAATTCGATTTGAGCAGCAATGTTTGCTTGAATTTCTTCCATGTCTAAAATAGATTCTAACCATCCTGTTACGATAGTCAAATCTAAATCTGGGTAAGGAATAAAAGCTTCGGGGGTTGGGGTAGGAACCGCAGTTGCACTGTAAGTTTCATAAGTAACGTCATCTTCGTCAGTTCCTCTGTAACGCCAGTGTACGGTCTGAACGACGTCAGACATTCCTTCTTCTGATACTCTGCAGTCTAATGCAGAAATGGTCCAAGTGTAA